GGTGTGTCCATAGCTCTCACAACGACCTCAGTGAGGTTGCAGAACTGACCGCCTGTCGCTGGGATGCCTTTGCCTGTCTCAGGATCAATACGCTGTCCACGTAATACGATCTCACTGCAGGGGTTAGTACCGAACTCGTTCATGTGGTCGCGACCTATCATCTCAGCATGTCGCCGCGCAGCTTCTCTGTTGAAGATGCCCCGCTCACCTGAGCCTGACTTAGCTAGACTGAGCCATTCTTCCATGAACTCAGTGCTCGTAGGCGTGTGCTCATATGCTACCGAGTTATTCGCAAGCGCAAAGTGTTGGTTATCCTTCCACCATTCGCCGCTCTTAGCCACCCGCATGTCATCGTCGCCCAAGTCGCTTAGGCTGATCAGAGCTGACCGGCGCACACCACCAACCACGACCACTTGGCCTACCATGCAGATCAGCGAATGGACTTCGATTGGCGTCAGTTTACGACCTTCTGCCCCCTTGAATATCTTGACTGTGTGATGGAAGAGCTGGTTGAGTGGCTCAGGCCCCGACGCACGGCCACCGAAGGTCTTGAGCGGAGCACCGGCAGGCCTCACACGGCTGAGATCCCAGTCAGGCTGACGTCCCATCCAGAGCAGGTTGATGAGGTCTTGATATGCGTGGGCCCAGCCCTCTTTGCTGTCCTCGACAATGATCAACTCGGACCCGTCGATGATGAACGGCGGCACCTGTGGAAGGCTGTCCACGTACTTCTGCTCACATGAGAAGCCAACCCCAGTTCCGTTGAGTAAGATGTACAACACCTCCGAGAACGTCTGCGGGTGATCTATGGGCGTGTAAGAGCAATTGAATCCTGCGATATTCGAGCGATCTAATGCAGGGCCTGCACACATCATTGCCCGCATCGATGGCATGATCTCACAGCCCAAGATCGCCTGCTCAAGCTCTTCGATGACATCGACGTTCTCGGCCACCCCTCCAAGCTCATTGAATACAACGTTGTCGATGTATCGAGCGACGGTCTCGGACCACGTCTCACGTCGCCCATCAATGAACTTGGCATAGCGACTGGTGTGGATGAAACGCTGGAACTCAGTCTGTAAATAGTTACTATTGTTATCACTCATTGATTGGTCTGCCTTCTAGCTGATTTAGGCGCATGTCGATGTACCGACGTGCCTTGTGTAAGTCTGTGATTTCGGATTCATCAGGGGTCATGCCGACGTAGTGTTTCGAACCGGCGCGAACGACGTACTTAATGACGTTGCCTCTCCAAAAGCTCATGCCATTACCCATGATAAAAACGATGGGTTCGATGGCCCACTTGGCATAGTGATCCGGTGATTTAATGATGCTCATTTCTTCGGCCCCAGCCCATGCTTGTCACGCAAGTATCTCGCGTCTCTCTCACGTTCCTTGGCATCAATCACATGCCCGCAGTTGGCCCTGCCTCGGGACGTGAGCCGCCACATGTCCTTGCTCTCTGCGGGCTCAATGAAGTCGCGCATCTTAAGGATGTCGAAGATGTGTTGGACGTGTCTCTTGACGCACAGTTGGCTAGTGGCGACGTTGGCTACTGTGTCCCCAAGATGATCCATAAGCAGCATGTGCTCGTAGGTCCTCAGAGCGGCCTTGTGGACGGGCAGGCGGGCCTCTTTGGTGGCTGCGGTCAACGTGTGCCGTGGCTCAGGCTCAGGGCGGTAAATCTCCGCTTCATGGGCTGCTATGAGCTGTCCGAACACAGTCTCCTCGGCGCGGGTCATCGGGGCCTGCTTGGAGCCATTGTTTCGGTAGCTGAACAGGTGCTTCCAGTAGCCCGTCAGCACGACGCCTTTGAGTGGGTGCGCCTCGTTCTCGCCGAAATGCTTGTTGTGTGGTTGGCGCATATATAGTGGATCAAGTGTCATTGCTCTGTGGCTCCCATAATATGATTGTTGATGTCGTTTGGTCCCAGTCCTCGAAGCGCAATATCCGAGCGCACCGCGCTTGCTGGAGGGCGTCGGCTGCTGTCAGCCCCGCCTTGAGATACGCGGTAACCACGGCATCCCACGTCGGGTGAGGGCCCAGCACTTTGGCTGCTGTGACAGCTCCGATCTTTGGACAGCCGTAGTAACCGTCAGTGCTGTCGCCCGTCAGAGATTGCGTGAGAAACATTCGATCAGCGTCGGCCAAGGTTGTGTCGTGGTGCTCTCCTGAGACAGGTCTGTAGAGCTTGGCAGGCAGTGTCAGCATGTCCTTGTCGTCGCTGACAATGATGCCCATACTGTCGGGCGCAGTTGCCAAGATGCCCATGACATCGTCGGCCTCAAGCATCGGCTCAGAGTGCCACATGTATGTGTCTTGGGCCCACTTGACCGCAGCCTTGTAGCCCGTAGGCTTGCGTACTTTCTTGCGACCACCTTTGTAGCTCGGCAGGACATCCTTGCGGAAGTTGTCGGAATCTGAGAAGCATAAGATAAAGTTGGCGGTGTCGAGGGTCTCGCAGATGTCTTGCAGGCGGCGCTGGAATATTGACTTGGCTTCCTTTAGGTCAGTCTGTAGCGACCATAGATCGTCGCCCCAATCTACCTCTTCCTCGGCGGCAGCGCAGGCCCTGTAGAGGTACAAATCCGCATCAATCAGCAATATCGTCTGGCTTAGTAATTGATCTGAGTATTTCATCTAGTTGCCTCTTCATTCTTATGCCTGATTCTGTGATTGCCCAGTAATTGGCCCACTGTTCGTTGTCTTCGTGCTCACCCGCAGCGGTGGTTATCCAAGCCTCCGACGCCGCCATCGCAACGTAGAAAGCGCCTTCACGGGCAAAGCGGGATTTGACTGAGAAACTGCGCCGGTGAGCACGGTCTAGGACAATGTAAATCGACATCGTGTGTGCCATCTGTTCATCGATCTCAGTGGGTGTCAGACCAAGTTCTTCCAATGCTAAAGTCGGATGCGATGGGGATTTTAGTTTCGAAAGCGCGGCCTGATGCTTGCGCCATTCTTCGAGTGATACTACCGACATGATCAGCGTCCTTCTGTGTTTTACATGCGATTTGGACTTCATCGTGTATCCAGCCGACCATGTAGGCATCGCCGTTCATTTGCTGAAGTTCGTGGTCGATCAGAGCGACCCACTTCTTGCAGAGAATGGCACCCGCCGACTGGAGTAGCTGGGACAGGCACTTGTGCTCTGAGCCGCCTCGGATGATGAGCTTTCGCCGATCTAGGCCGAGCAAATAACCACGTCTCTTGAAGGCGCGGCTGATGCCTTTCTTTAAGCTGGCAAAGGCTGGCACTTCGCTGTCGTAGTTGGCCTTGAGCTTCTTGCCGAGCTTGGCATCACCGCCAGCTATCTGACCGGCCAGTGCATCCCCACAACCATAACTCATGGCGTAAATTAGGGTCTTCGCGGTGGGCCGATCCACACCGAAAGCCTTCGCATTATAAGTGTGAATGTCGCCGTCGAGGATCTGGGCTGTGAACTCTGGGTCGTTGCAGTAATGCGCCATGCAACGCAGTTCGAGCCCCGATAAATCGCTGCCTAAAAGCACCCATCCCTCTGGAACCCCGAACAACTCTCGGCACTCTTGGCCGTACTGGAGACGGGCGGCAGGAACTTGAGCCAAATTCGGCGACCTATGGCTTGCTCGGTGCGAGATACAGCCGTTGCTGATGATCGAATGTCTGATGCGGCCATCGTTATCGACGCGCTTCATCCAACTTTGCTTGCCTTCCGCTAACTGTCCTATGCGCTTTTGCAACATAAACATCTCAGCCAGCTTTTGCGCTTCGGGATACTCAGTCAGGGCACTCAGGATCTTGTCGTCGATCATGGCATGTCCGTCGCCGGTGAACCTCTGGGGCTTCCAATCGTACTTATCTCGGAGGCACTTCTCTATGTGACGCCTGCTGCTCGGGTTAAACTCAACCATCTTTGTTTTCTCGAAGGGCTCGTCTTTGATGTAGCCGCGTGTCTTGTTGTCCCGCTTAGGTAAGAAAGTCTCGGCGACCTGCCATGGTGGAAACAACGTATCTAAAGACTTCGTCAGTTCTTGCCGCTTACCTGCCAGCTTGGCATATAAAGTCGCTGCCTTGCCCAGATCAAAGGTCCAGCCGTTGTTGCCTATGCGAAAGCATATCTCGGCAAGCTCGTGCTCCAAGTCCACCGCAACCGGCGATGCATTGGCACTCATCAGTCGGTGATACAGCTCGACAGTGACGTTGACGTCTTGAACGCAGTACGACAGCATCTCTTCGCTGAACTTCTCCCAGCCGCCGTCATAGTCACCTTTAAAATTGCCGATCCGCATTCCCCACGCTTTGAGACTGTGAGAGCCCCACATACGCTTGGGAAAGTCTTCGCTGTTTGACGCAGCATCCTCACCCATCAGATCGGCGTGGATCAGGCGCGAGAGCACCAGAGTGTCGGTGACTTTGCCTCTCGGCGCCCACGTAGGATGCACGATCTTAATGGCAGGGATGTCGTAGCCAATGATGTTGTGGCCGACGATCTCTTCGGCGTCTTGCAGGTAGCTCAAGCCTTTAAGTAGACGCATTGGATCGCGGCTATCAAAGCTCTCGACAACGCCGGTATCGAGGTCGCTCAGGACTAGGCAATGGATGCGATTGATTGTGTCGAGGAGGCCGTTGGACTCTAAGTCGAACGCATACCTCTTGGATCGCGAAGCATAAGTGCTCATCGTTACTAATCTCCCAAGATTAATGTGATTTATTTTAGGTAGGGGGTTGCAATGTCGGCCCAGAGGGCCTATCTATAGTGTATAGGGCAATCAAGTCCATCTAAGGAGAGACACAATGAAAATCACCAAAGCAGCCATCCAAGCACTCGCAACGCAGTCGGTCAAAGATCAGTATGCCCGTGAGACTGACAAGGCGTTGTATCTGGAAGAGATCATTGTTTTGGCTGGCT